CATCGTTCGGCTCAAAGTGGAGTGATCCTGGCAGTTTGCCACCAAATGTAGCCCTCGGCATTGCCTTTGCGCCTGGCGTCGTTGGTTTAGCGCATAATAGTTCGCCATACATTTCGATCTACGACATCACGACATCGTTCGGCTCGAAGTGGAGTGATCCCGGCAGTTTGCCGATAAATGCAGGCCGTGGCATTGCCTTTGCGCCTGGCGTCGTTGGTTTAGCGCACTTCAGTTCGCCATACATTTCGATCTACGACATTACGACTTCGTTCGGCTCGAAGTGGAGTAATCCCAGCAGTTTGCCACCAAGTACAGGCTGGGGAATTGCCTTTCAAATGGATAGCGGCGGCGGCGGGGGAGCGGCGAGTCGGTTGACTAAGTACGCTCAAAACGTCCCGCACATGCACGGCAACAATCGGTTCATTCGCATCGGCAGATAAGGACAATCACACATGGCATCTACCGACGCACTCCCTATCCCGCGTAAGAACGTCGCCTTTCGCGTCACGTTTCCAATCTTGGACAACGACGGCGACCTCGTAACCGGAGCGGCGGGACTCGACAGCGAGGTCAGCAAAGACGGCGGCACGTTCACGGATTGCACGAATGAAGCGACGGAGATTGCCACCAGCAGCGGAATGTATTATCTCGACCTGACCAGCACCGAGATGAACGCCGACACCGTGGCAATCATCGTTAAGACGAGCACAACGGACGCTAAGACGACGACCATTGTGATTTATCCGGCGGAAGATGCGGAACTACGGGCGAGCGTGAGAGACTTCGGCGGCACGGCTGGCGCGTTTGCCAGTGGGCGGCCGGAGGTAAACACGACACACCTCGCCGGGAGTGCACTCAACACCTCGGCGGCGCAACTAGGCGTGAATGTCGTCAACTGGAAAGGCTCGGCGCCTGCCGACCTAAGCAGCACCTACGTTCAGGCTCATGTTGCTTCCCAGGATAGTGCCGTATTATCCGCGATCCAAAATGGACTAGGCACGGAAGCGAATCAAACGAGTATCGCGAATTCAATTTCGACGCTCACGAATACCATCGGCACGCCAACCGATTTCGGCAGCGGCACAAGTACGATCGCGGCTAACTTGCAAGACATAGCCGACAATGGAACCGCGACTTTCGACCGCTCGACGGATTCATTGCAGGCGTTACGAGATCATATCGCAGATGGAACAAATCTTACAGAGGCAGGCGGAACCGGAGATCACCTAACGGCACTGGCTCTATCAACCGCAGGCAATACAGCGATCCGCGATTCCGTCGTCGCCATCTTCACTGACGATGTTGGGACGGCGCAGGCCGGAGCGGCTGGAACCATCACGCTACGCAGCGGTGCAGTCGCAACCGACGATTACTACAACGGGGCATACGTCACACTGACCGGCGGCACTGGCGTAGGGCAGACACGCAAGATTACGGATTACGTTGGCTCAACGAAAGTGGCCACGCTCGATTCGAACTGGGTGACGAATCCAGACAATACCTCAACCTACATCATCTTAGGTAGGGCAGTCTAAACATAAGGAACCATTTTCATGTCCGCAACCAACGCTTTCGAAACGTCCATTCTCGGACTCATCCTCAACAACGCGAACATCGCCAACATCGGCGATGCGACCGGCCTGCGTGGATCGTCCACCGCCGGCAGCCTTTACATTTCACTGCATACTGGCGATCCAGGCGAAACCGGCGATCAGACTACCAGCGAGGCGACTTACACGTCCTACGCTCGCGTGGCGATCGCGCGGAGCGGTTCGGCCTGGACTGTCTCTGGAAACAACGCCAGCAATGCGGCAGCGGTCACGTTTCCAGCGGCAACTGGCGGCAGCAACGCCATTACCCATTTCGGCATCGGCACGGCTTCCAGCGGTGCGGGGAACTTGCTGTTCAAGGGAGCGCTATCGGCAACGCTGAATGTGAGCGCGGGGATTACGCCGAGCTTTGCGATTGGTGAGTTGGATGTGGACGTACAATAGCGCTGCCAGGTGAAGGAAATCACCGCCAATTGAAACCCAATGCTCCAATACTGGCTCACAAAACCGACTGCCTTATCCGGCGACATGACGGGCAGCACTTCGCTGACCTTCAGCACCGCCGGTACGCTCGTTGGTAGCGGAGCATTGGCGGGCAGTTCATCGCTCACGTTTTCACCATCGGGAACGCTGCTTGGCGCTGGTGCGCTCACGGGCACATCCTCTCTCACCTTCACGACGGCGGGGGTGCTAACTGGCGCGGGAGCACTCGCCGGCGCAACCTCGCTGACATTTGCACCCTCTGGCAGCCTGACCGGGGCCGGAGCGATGGCCGGCGCTACGACGCTCACGTTTTCACCCAGCGGGACGTTGACTGGGGCGGGTGCATTATCGGGTGCGACCTCGATCACCTTCGCCCTGGCTGGCACGCTCGAAAACCTGACGGCTGGAGCTATCAGCGGCAGTACGTCACTCACGTTTTCGACGGCGGGGATTCTGCGCGGCGCAGGCGAGTTGGCCGGATCAACTTCGCTCACGTTTAGCACCTCTGGCAGCATCGACGGGTTTGCATTTGCGAGCGGTTCGACGGATTTGACGTTCAGCACCGCGGGAAGCCTCCAGGGGACGGGAGCGCTGGCCGGATCGACGGGAATCACGTTCTCGACCGCTGGCGTGCTGGTTGGCGCGGGGGCGATGAGCGGAGCGACGACGCTGACGTTTACGGTGAGCGGGGTGTTGATTGACGAAGTTCCCGGCGGCTCCCACCTCATCTACACCGCCTACGTCTCGCCAGCACTCCGCGCGACGGCCGGGCAAACTTCCTCCCTGGTAGCAACGGCGAATGTGCAGCCAGGGTTGGTGGGGACGGTTGAGAAGTTTTAGCGAGCGTGGGTTATGGCAAGGCAAACTGCATTTCAATATAGGTTCTGCAATCAAATCACGCGATTTCAAAGCAGATTTCGCAATAGGCTTGATCCGAAATCACAAGTGAGAACAGTAAGAAACTTGTTGCTACTTCGAAGGCATTTAACACCTCGCGAACTCAAAGAATTAATGTTTTCGCATAGAGCAGTGAATATGAGCGAATCCATACGAGAGTTTTCAAGGTACTCAAACTTAGAAAACGAATAACCAATGCTCAAAAACGACCCCATTTTCGTCGGCTCCGACAACGCCATCTGGCTCAAGGGTCTCCGCGCCGATGACGCGCTCGACACCTACATCAACGATGCCACCGTGACGTTTTCCCTTCACACCACGCAGGCGGCGGCCGTCGCGGGAACCGGCGCGATCGCCGACACCAGCGGCACGGCCAGCTACATCACTGGGTCAAACGGCGAGTACCGCGGGATTCTCGACGATGCGGCGACGGTGGGGCTGACAGTGGGTACGAAGTATTTCCTCCGCATCCACGTCGACGCCGGGAGCGGTCGCAAAGACTTGCGAGTACTCGAATACACGGCGCGGGTGCGGGGTGGGATGTAGGAGAGCAACTAGCGAAAGGAATCTGGGGTGGTGGCACACGCGCACAGCAAATTCGAGCAGGCAAAGAAGCTCGCCCATCTATCAATCCGGCAAGCGGCGGAAATCGTCGGCGTGCATCACTCGACCGTTCTGCGATGGCGGAAGCGAACCGACCCGCCGCGCCAAGCCGCGCCAGCGCTCACGATCGACTCGCTCCGACTCTCGCGCGGAAACGGCCGGCGCTGCCCTCGGTGCGGCGATCATATGTGGCTGATGGCGGTGACGGGCGTTTGCGTGGAGTGTGAGATTATGCAGCAGGTGAAGTTGGGGAATGTGGCGGTGAGGGAGTAGGAATGAGCAGGCGACGAAAAAAGAAACCGAAACCTACCAATGGGCCGGGACGCGGTGGCCTACGTCCTGGCGCCGGTCGACCGCGAAAGCCTGAACCGGAATTGCCGCCAGGGGATGAGACGAAGCCGACGCCTGCCGTCGATGAGGTACTCGCCGAACCGGCCGTCATTTCTCGCAGCGATTCCAAGATGATCGAGCGGGCCGTCAAGCACAAATGGCCGATCAAAAACAGCCTGCGGCGCGCGATCGTTGAGAAGATGGAAGCGGCCGTTAATGAGGGATGCCCGAAAACGCAGATCGCCGCCGCGCGGGTCATTATTGCCGCCGACAAATTGAACATTCACCGCGAGACGGCAGCGGAGAGCAAGGAAAATTCGGGTACGAATATCAATGTCAACATCACCGTGGAAGCTGCGCAACAGCAAGCTGAACTTGCTGCTATCGCTGAAGAAATCCGAGCTAGACGAGTGGTTGAAGCAGTTCACTATCGACCAGCAGGAATCGATCATTCGGCAGATGGAGGCGCGGGCGAAGCTGGCTCCTAGGGGAGTGACGGGAACGGCGAAGTACGCTCCTCATAAACCCTGGCCGAAGCAGCAGTTATTCCTCGACATCGACGACCAAGAGGCATTCTTCGGCGGCGCGGCTGGAGGCGGGAAAGCCTTAGCCGTCGATACTTGGCTCCCGACGCCTACTGGCTGGGTGCAAATGGGCGACGTGAAGCCGGGTGATATTCTATTTGCCGACGACGGCAATCCTTGCGAGGTGCTCGCCTGCTCTGAGGTGATGCACAACAACTCTTGCTTCGAAGTGGAGTTTTCGGACGGTTCCACGATCATCGCCGATGGCGGACACCTTTGGAGCACATTGACACTTGCGGACAGAAACGCAGCGACCAGGCGAACCGATGAGTACCGTGCAAAGAGAAGGGCTATCCGCAAATCGAGATCGACAGGAAAAAAGCCTTGGGTGATCGAACGCAACCAAGCTATTGAACATGCCGTCTTAGAACCGCCAACGTCATCGCCGAAAACGACTTGCGAAATTCTTGAAACACTGACCCATAACGGCCGCACGAATCACAGCGTAAAAGTTGCCGGCGCTCTTCAGTTGCCAACGTCCGATCTTCCGATTCACCCCTACGTTCTTGGCGCGTGGCTCGGCGATGGACATAGCATCGGTGCAGGATTCACTTGCAACGATCCAGAATTGATAGATGAAATTCGCAAGCATGGCCATGAAGTCACTAAACATTCAAGTACTTATGGTTATGGAATCCTCGGTCTGTATCGCCCCTTGAGAATCACAGGTCTTTTGAAAAACAAGCACATTCCAGAGCAGTATCTACGCGCGTGCGAAGATGATCGCTGGGCACTTCTGCAAGGGCTCATGGATACCGATGGCCATGCCTGCGTGAAAGGCCATTGCGAATTCACGACAACATCGCCAGTACTTCGCGATGGCGTTTTGGAATTGATCCTATCGCTTGGAATCAAGGCTAATGCGAAAGAGGGTGTTGCCAAATTAAACGGGCGAGTGATTGGGCCGAAATGGAGAATTAAGTTTGTTGCGGAAAAACCAGCCTTTCGCCTGCAAAGAAAACTCGAAAGGCAAAAGCTATCCGGCTACCGCGGCACTCATTCTGTCCGATACATCACAAAAGTGACTCGCGTTCCATCGGTTCCAGTTCGCTGCGTGCAAGTCGATTCTCCATCGCACTGCTACCTTGCTGGCCGGTCGATGATACCGACGCACAACAGCGATACGCTCCTCATGGCAGCGCTCGAATACGCGCACCTCCCCAACTACGCCGCACTCATCCTTCGCCGCGACTTCCCACGGTTATCCCTCCCTGGCAGCATCATGGATCGCGCCAAGGCGTGGCTTTACAACAGCGATGCGGAGTGGAACGAATCGCGGAAAATGTTTCGCTTCCCCTCCGGCGCTATCATCCAGTTCGGCTACATCGACAACCCGGATGATCGGTTCCGCTACGCATCGTCCGAGTTTCAATTCATCGGCTGGGACGAGCTAACCGAATTCGCGTTACCATCCGAGCAAAACGGCGAAGCGAACGACGCGAATGTTTACCTCTTCATGTTCTCCCGCCTGCGAAAAACAGAGGACAACCCGATACCGCTCCGCGTGCGATCCGCTTCGAACCCTGGCAATGCGGGCCATGCGTTTGTGAAAGGCCGGTTCATTTCGCCAGAAGCTGAAAAGGATTTGCTTGAGGGGAATCCCAAGGATTTGTACTTCCAGGAAGGGCGAGCGTTTGTGCCTTCGAAGATCAAGGACAACCCCGCGATCAATGAAGATGAGTATTCAAAAAACCTGTCCCACCTTCCGCCGGTTACTCGCCTGCGATTGATGAACGGCGACTGGTCTGTTTCGGTGGCCGGGCTCATCAAATACGAATGGCTCCGATACTTCACCATGAAAGGCGATTACATCGAGCCGCGCGACTCCGGCGGAAACGTAATCGCACTCATCGACCAACGCGACTGCCGCCGCTTCATCACCATCGACCCGGCTGGCACGTCGGCCGAGAAGGCGAAGGAATCGAAGGGGAAGCCGCACTCTTGGACTGTAGCGGGCGTTTGGGATCAACCGCCGTCGCGATTCGGTAGGAAATTGATCCTCCGGCACGTCTGGCGAGCGAGGGTAGATTTCCCTGGCTTGCTCCAAGGAATCCGCAACATTCACAAGGAATGGAAGCCGACGCGAATCTTGATTGAGAACGAGAAGTACGGCGAAGCGGCGGTGTCGATGCTCCAAGGCGAGTTACCGATCAGCACCACGGCCACCGGCGGCAAGGACAAGGTGACGCGGGCCGCGCCGCTGCTTAACATGATGGAGCGCGGCGAGGTGTTTCTGCCGAAGTACGACGCGGGATGGAAGCAGCCGCTAGAGGCCGAGTGGCTTAGCTGGCAGGGGTTGGACGAGGAGACGTGCGACCAGGTGGATATGGCGAGTTACGCCGCGATTGAGGTTACGGCGGGCGGGAGTGGGACGGTGGCGGTGGACCATGCGTTTTGGGAGCCGCAGGGGATTCCTGGGGTTAGGTTTTAGGAGGTGGGTTGGATGGTTAATCAATACGATGATAACGAAGAATCGACCGAGGAAAAGTTTCTGGACGCCGGATATACGCCAGAGGAATTGACGATTGTCTATTCGATGAAAGGGGAGACCGTGCAGCCAGCGAAGTGAGGATGAGGATGCGTGGCTTTGCGATGCGTGCGGATTTGATTTCACGAACGAGCGGTGACGAAAATGCAGCACGGCGAAATACTTTATTTCAATGATTTCTTCATTTTCAAATTCGTTGGTCCCGAGCAGGGTGCATGTATATTCGCGTGTGATTTTGCATCGGTGCCCGGAGCTATTGTTTCTGTAAAGCCACTGCCTCACCCGAATCTTTATCGCCTCGATCTTGAATTTGACACTCCCGAAATCTGCGACAATTGCAAATCAAAGCCAGTATTCGGGAAGATTGGATGGCATGAAGATGCATCTGTTCGTGGTTGGTTTTGTCTGAAGTGTCACGAAGAGAGAGATAGAATTCTAGAAGGAATGGACGATGGGACTAACCGATGAAATGTATCGAGAAGAAGCACTTGAAGTTCTACGAAAACTTCTCGGCAAAAAAGGATTGTTGGCATTGTGTGTGATTATGGAAACTATGCCAATTTATTTAAGGGAGCAAGATTCAGGCGAAGCTGTCGAAGATCTAGAGGACACGCTGCATGCATTTTCACTTGAACTTCTGCCGGAACCACCACCACCTAAGCCACCAGCACCGTCGCCCCCTTCTTCGTCACAAACGTCACCGAATCCGCCCCATCGGGACATGCCGTTGGATTCGTGAACGTCAACTTACCATTGGGATCGATGATCCGCGCGCCCGCGTAGGCGGTGCTATTCGTCACCGTCACCGCGACATTCAATTTGCTGGCATCAAACGTCTTCCCGGCCCGCACCGTCAGAGTCCCAATCGTGCCGGCCGCCGCAAGCTCAAACGTCCCGCCGCCGACATCTACCGTCGTCACCGCGCCGGCTCCCAGCTTGTAAATTCTGCCACCACCCTGGCTGCGCAACGTCGTCGCCGCGCTCCGCACTTCCACGGACGAATCTCCGTTGGCCTCTACGGTCGTCAGCGTCACGCCCGAGCCGAACCGCACTTGGCCGCCGCTCACAGTCACCGTGGCGAACGTGGCGACTTGTCCTGGTTGCATGGCGACGTCAACTTGGCCGCCGAACACCTGCAGCACGTTACTGGCGTTCGTCCCGATAATTTGGAGCGCGGCGTAATCGGTATCTGACGAATTGCCGGTCGCGAAAACCTGGACCGACGTTTGCGCGGAAAGCAGATTCAACCGCAAGCCGCTACTCCCCTGGCCGCGCCCCTCGCCGATGCGAACTGCCGTCGCGCCAACCTCCAGGTAGGTATCCCGGTATTCGACGTAGCTTGTGGAATCCGTGTTGGTGCGCGGCAAGCCTACCTGCGCACCGTCGGAGAAGTCGGCCGCGATCACCAGCAAATCGAGCGTCACCGCGGCGAGTGCATCCAGGGTGTATTTCAGCGAGTTGGCGGAATCCTGCAGGATGAGCGTGTCGCTATTCCCTGGCAGCGATCCGCTATCGAAGTTGGCCGCCGCGACAACCGCCGGGCCCGAGTTGGCCGTTGCCGACGTCGCCGCGCCGATCGTTCCTGTTCCGCCGCTCACGCTCGAGGTGACCGTAAAGGGCTTTCCGGAGGTGTCGGCCGTAAGCGTCACAGTGTCCGTCGCCGCGCTCGCGGTGATCTCGGCAAATTCTGGAATGGTGCTCGCGTTGAAAGCTGCAGCCAGGGCGGTGGCAGTGTCATTCACGTCCGTATCGCCATCAACCGCGACCGTCTTGCCGTTGATCGTCAAGCGATAGCTGGTGGCCGCATCGTAGGCAGTCACCTGGACCGTGGTGACCTGGGCGACGGCGGGCGCATCACCGCGCCAAACATGAGTTGCCATGACAATTCCGGCCACTTCTGGCCAGCCTTTTAGGGCGCAAGTCTTAGAGAATGTGCGCAATTGTCAAAGTTAAGTGGTGCAATCTTCCGCAATTATGCACCACTTTCGGCTTATCAATTACTCATGCTTGTTCGGCAAAAAGCACTCCGGCCAGGAAAGTATCGTGTCGGTGATTATCCCGTAGAGCGTTTCAAGCAATACGCGGAGAACACGAACCGAGCGATCGAAGCCGGACTGTCGATTCCCGTAATTGATTTTCACGACGACGTAGATGCGAAAGGCTCAATCGGAGAGGCGAAAGACCCGCGATCAGCTTTGCGAAATCGAGGATGGGCAAAACGGTTTCAAGTGACGGATGACGGATGGCTCGAATACGAGCTTGACATCACTGACGCCGAAACCGCCAACGGACTCAAGACCGGCTCCATTCGTTTCACGTCTCCCGAGTTTCACGAAAACTTTTTCGCGGAGGGCATCGGTGAACTTGGCTCCATCATTCGCCACGTCGCACTGACCCCGAAACCGCGCAACCCGATCCAAGGCCCATTTGTCGAAGTCCCCGCCGGGGTGTCTCGATTTTCGCTGGAGGATTACGTGGACGACGAAGAAAAAAAACCAGGCGAAAGCGAAGTTGAAGGCACCAATGGCACCGAGAACGCCAACGGCGAAACGGATACCAGCACCGACGAGTCACCGGTCAATCCTGACCTGCCCAAAGACGACGCGGCTGACATGAAGATGGAAGCCATCGTTGCGCAGTTCAGCACCATCGGTATTGAACTTCCGGCGGATTGGACATTCGACAACGAAGGCGCGGCGGACATCCTCCTGGCGGCACTCAAAACCAAATCCAAAGCGGACGCCGAAGCGGCACCCAAGGAAGAAGAAGCCGAAGACCCGCCGGAAACGCAGGAGGCCGACAACCCGATTGCGTTCAGTGAAGACGAATTGGCCACGCTGCCACCGCACATCCGCAAGGCGATTGAAGCAAGCCAGGCCGAAAACAAGCGGCTGAAAGAAAGCCGCGACAAGCTCAACGCCAAGGTGACGCAGTTCGCTGAAGAGCGCACGAAGGCCGAACGCGAGAAGACCGTCGCCAGCGTCAAGGCCATGAAGCTGCCCCCAGGGTTGAAGAAGACCCTTCTCGGCAAGCTCGAAAAAGTTCAGTTCAGCGAAACCGGCGAAGCACCAACGCTCACCGTCAACGAAGCGGCTGCCATGTTCCTGGCCGCGCTCCCTCCCTCCGTTCGTTTTGAAGACGACGAATCTGAAGAAGTCGACCCGCCGAAAAGCGACGACAAGCTCTCGGATGAGGAAGCAGAAAAGGTCGTTGGTGCAATGTTCACCCGCCATAAGTCCTAAACCGTCGCGATTCCTGAAACTCGCAAAACCCAGCAAATTCCAGCAAAAACCCCAACCACGGCCCACATAGGGAACTAAACAATGTCGTCACTCGGTGGATTCGGAAAGCCCGGCCAAGGCGCGGCGGTTTTTACTAACGACCGTGAAATCGTTGCGGTTGGTTACGACAATCTTTGTCTGTTCAAGTCGGTGGTCATCAGCAGCGCGGCGCGTGACGCTGGCAGCACTCCGACGACAGTTCTCCGTCCCGGCCTCTTGCTTGGCAAGGTGACCTCCAGCGGTGAATTCGAAGAGTGGGACGCGGACGCCAGCGATGGCACGCAAAACATCGCGGGCATCAACCGCACCGACATCACGGTTCTGGATCAATACGGCACCGCCGTGGATCGCGTTCCGCCATCGGTTTATCAACGCGGCGTTTTCATGGCCTCGCAACTGCTCATCCAGGGTTCCGCTCTGGTTGGTCACGCTGACGAATTCCTCGCACGTCGCCAACTGTGGAACGCGGGCTGCGTGCTCGATGACGACATGTTCGGCTACCTGGCTGGCGGTGGCTCGCGCGTCGCGCTGGTCACTGGTACCGCCGACACGCTCACCGCCGCCGAGAACGGCACCACGCTCTTTTACAACAACGCGGCGGCTGTTGCTGTCACGCTTCCGGCGATTCAGCCGGGCCTCGAATACGAGATCGTCCGCACCGCTGATGAAGAACTCGTCGTTTCTTCTGGCGAGGGTGACAACATCATCATGGGCAACGATCTTTCGGCGGATTCCGTCACATTCACCACGGCCGGCGAGCAGATCGGCGCGCGGGTCAAGGTGCGGAGCGTTTACGTGGGCACCACGCTCAAGTGGCTCATCGAAATCGTCACCGTGCCGTTCTCGACCGACAACTACCTGGCCATGTCGCTGGCGAGCTAATCGCTGGCTGGCTCAACGCCAGACCGTTCGCAACGTTCACCCACAACTGACATACCTTTCGCAACCTGCTTAGGGATCAATTTCAATGGCTTCGATTCAACAAATCCTTCAGCCGATCACCTTCACGAAGGTTGTCAGTCGGATCAGCGCGGCCAGTTCGCAATTCCTAAACTTCTTCGGGATGCAACCAGGCGGGCCGAATGAGCGGAACTACGGCCACGGCCGCACCGGCTCTTACAAGGTGTTCAACAACGTGCGAACCGTCGCGCTTGGCACCGCCCCTGGCAGCCCGGCCGCGAAACGCTCGCGCAACCCGGTCGGCGAAGTGCCGTTCGTCTATCCCCGTATGCACCAACAATTGTCGCTGCTTTACGAGGAAATCCACAACTTCGCAAAAATCGACGATCCCAAGATGCGGGACATTGCCGGCGAATCGTACATCCGGCGCCAAATGCAAAAGCCGGTGCAAGAGGCCACGAACTGGCGCACCGCGCTCCTCGTCGGTATGCTCCGCGACTCGCTTTACTTCCACGAACTCGGCCAAAACTGGTATCCGAGCTACGACAGCAGCAACGCGCTGCTACAAGTCTCGTTTGACATGCCAGCAGGCAACAAGGATCAACTGAACATCGTCGACGGCAACGGAACGTCAATCAATGGTGGTGACATCATCGACGTGCCATGGGATTCGACGGGTGCGGACATCCCGTACCAAATCCAGCTAGTCGACGCCGCGCTCTTCCGTCGCTGTGGCTTGCACTTGAAGACGATCGTGGTTCGCTCGCAACAGTGGAACAACATCACGAACAACGACTATGTGACGGTGGGTGCGGGCATCGCCAATCCGCCGTTCCAGGTGTTCGAGCGTCAAACCGGCGTCAACCCGGACGGCTCGCCGTTCATGGTCAAAATGGGCCGCCTGACGAAATGCCCTGGCATCGACTTCATGATTAACGATGAAGGCATCGACATCGGCAACCCGAATTCCGCCACCTGGCAGTATCACATCGGCGAAAACAACGCGCTCTTCCTGCCTGACGTGAACGGGCCGGACGTGTTCGAAGGCTGCATCGCGTCGGAACCGATCGCGGAATACGACAACGGCCCGATCTCGGTGAAGACCGGCCAGGCCGCTTGGACGACGACCAAGAGCAACCCGACAACCTACGAGGCTTTCATCCTCGATAACTTCTTCCCGGTCCCCTACAACCCCGGTTCGTGGTGCTATGCCACGGTTTCGGGGTTCTAAGCCGGAACTAACGCAAACCAACAACCGCACCAGCAATCGACCATTTGAGCGAGAAACATCATGGGCCTGCCTTGGACAGCACGACTTCGCCGGATTGAAGAACGCGCCGCCGCCGCGCTGCCGCAGACGACCGACGTGGCGTTGTTTCGGATCGTTGGCGGCAAGGTGCGAATCAAAGCGATCATCGGAGAAGTTACGACGGTCATCCAGACTCAGGCGAACAACACGAAAATCAAATTCAACCCGTCGGGCACTGGTTCCGACGTCGACTTGTGCGCCGTGCTTGATATTTCCGCCGATGCCGTGGGAACGCTCTACAGCATCGTTGGAGTGGTCGCAACCGCGATGAAGTCGACCACGCTATGGGGCGTGCTACCTGCTGATAACATTCCGGCCGAAGGCATCATCCTCGGCCCTGGCGACATCGAATTGGACTGCGCTGCAAGCAACACCGGCGCGGTGAAGTGGACGGTGGAATGGGAACCGGTCGACGGAGCGGGACACCTGACCGCCGTGTAAGCGGATTTGAAATTTTGACGAATCACCGCCACCCCAGGTGACCTAGCGGACGGACGGGAAATCGTTCGCCCGCTTTTTTATTACACGGATACACCCATGGCCCAAACCTATTGCGTGACCGCGGATGTGGAATTCGTGCTAAGCGCAGCGGGTGTTACGGCCTGCCTGGACGACAACGAAACCGGCCAGCGAAGTGTGGCCGCGGAAGCATTGATAACCCGCGCCATCGAAATCGCCGCCGGAAAGATCAACCAGCGGATTCGCCATCAGTACAAATTGACCGACCTGGCCACCGGCAACGATTGGCTGCGCGACACTAACGCCTACCTGGCAGCCAGGACGTTGGCAGAACGTCGCGAGAATCCATCGCCGCAATCCTTGATGGAGGAATGCAAGGACCGGGAGCGGTTGCTCGAGGAGATCCGCTGGGGGCGCGAGCAGATCCCGCAACAGAATCCGAGTTTCGATCATTCGCCAACCGTCACGAATTTTGAACCCGAACTGGGTAGGTATCACAGCCCGATTCGCGTTCGCCAGATCGAGAGCACCGGAGAAGAACCGGAGCCGCCAGTGAAGCGATGGCCGGCGGGTGGACCGCTGCCGTACTGAGGATTTTATCCGTACCGAGAATTTCGAGCGTCACGAACCATGCAAGTCACCACCGTCGTCACCCGCGACCGCAAACCGGAGTTGGAGCGGATTATCCGTCGCCTGCCTTCGATGCTCGCTGGCAACGTGCCGGATGAACATGGTATCGCAGCGGGATTCCGCGCTCGCATCGGCTGGGCGTTCTTCCAACTGGTGGCGTTTTCGTTCAACGAGAAAGGCCGCGGCGGGACGGATTCGGCTGGCGAGATGTGGGCGCCGCTGTCGCCGGGATACTTGGCCTATCGTCGGCCAGTGACGGGACGCCAACCGCCGCGCGCGGGAGGATTCGCCCCTGGAGGCAAGGACGGGTATCTCACGCCGGACCAACTGCGACTATGGCGGCGCACCTACGCCGATCGATTGGCGTGGTACGTGATGAGGATGCCGGATAAGGATGCGAAGGCTCGCGCGGCGGCCATTGCTTGGATCGTCGTGAAGGAGAAAGGCGCGAAAACCAAGATCGGCACATTCGGCCAGCGCAAGGCGGGAATTGATTATCAAATTTTGGTGGATACCGGCGTGCTGCGGCGCTCTTTGCTGCCAGGGGAAGCAGTGAACGAAGACGACGTACACAGCGAGTATCGACCGGCCGACAACCAGAAATTTGACGACGTTGGAACGCGGTTAATCGTGGGCACAACCGTCCCCTACGCGAAATATCACCATCACGGCAAGGGCAAGCGACGGCGGCGATTCTGGCCGGAGACGTTGCCTCAAGATTGGTGGCGACAGATTACCGATGCGGCGGTGAGCGGGATGGTGCGGATCGGCGAGTTGTTCGGAGGGTTCCGGCAATGAGCATGGGCATGGCGCTCGAGGGTGTCCGCGACTGGCTCCGCGACCGCAACGGCTGGACGAACATGGAATGCGGCGTGATGTTCCGTTGCATTCCGCCGAACCGCGCCGGCCAAAAGTTTATCGCGATCGACGATGGGGGAGTTGAGACGGGACCGGACAACACGCACGCACTGACGGAGATTTACACCCTGGAGGTTGGTATCTGGCGAAGGCCGGGACATTTGCCAAAGGACATGCTGGGGCAGTCGATGCTGCCAGAGGATTTATACCTGCCGGAGATTTCGACGCTAAACGACATGGAGCGGCGCGTCATCTTCTGGCTGCACAACCGCTGGGAGTTGCTCACTTACATCAACGGCAAGTATGGACTGCCGGACGAAGGGCGCGGCGACAACTTCATTGAGAAGTTGAGCTATCGCGGGCGAACGAAAGTCGAAACCGCGCAGCCGGACGAAGGGCAACCAGGGTTGGTATTCATCGGTCGCAAACTACGATTTCGCGGACTCAAACGGATTCAGAAAATCACGGATTCACTCGGATAAAGGCGGCGGAAAGCCGGAAGCATAAAGGCGAACACAATGACCATTTCCAAGCTCGTTATCGTCCGCACCCTGAAGAAGAACCTGAGCGATCCGGCCGTGCAAATGCTGGGGACCGACTTCGGGAAATTCTTCGACGCGGAAGTCGAGATGCCGATTGCAATCATCCCAATCGCGTGGAGCGTCGAAAACTTGGCGTCTCACGTCGGCTTCGTGCTGAGCGGGATGCGGTTGAATGACCTGATGAAGCTCAAGGAGTGGGAAGCAGACCCGCGATTTGCGCCGGTATCCACGGTGTTGCCGCTGGGCGAAACCGAAGACGCGGTAAGCGTATCACTGGCCGGCGTCGGGCTAAGAATTCATCCGTTGGCGTAATTTAAGGCAACGCACACAAGGCGGAATTTTCGCCGCATATTCAAGGAACATAATCATGGCAGCAATCACCGGCGATTTCCCTCCAGGCCCGTACGAAGTGACCTGGAACGGCAACAGCATCGGCATGATGGAGGGCTCTGTCCGCGCCGGGCAACAGGTGATTGGCTTGCCGATTCGCGCGAGCCTTTACGGGCAAACGATCCTCGATTACATTCTGCAAGGCGGGTTCTACTCCATCGCGTTGGTGATGAAGGAATGGAACGCCAACGCCAAAGCGGCACAGTGGCAGTTCGGATCGACGCCCGGCATCGTCAACGAAGCTGGCCTGCTTTTCAATCCGCTCTACAAGCAAATGGTGCTGACGGCGCTGGCCGGGACACCCGCGGCGACGGAGGGACCGGTAACGCGCACGTATCCGTTGTGCGGTTTGCTGCCGGGACACAATCTTGACATCACAATGGGGCCGGAAGAACGAAACGTGCCGGTTGTGTTCGGCGTGCTGCCGGAATCGGAAAGCGGCGGGAGCAAGAAGACGAGGTATTTCACGGATACCTAAGCCGGGGCGCGATTTTCCCACCCTGGCAGCCTAACACCCACGCAACCAACAGGCGGTTACTGTGGCAGATGACGTCGAATTCAAATTTGAGTTTATCGACAAGACTGGCGCATTTCCGGCATCTTCCAAGCCCGGCGCGTCCAGCAGTGGCGGCGCATCTTCTGGCGTGGGCGAATCCTTCCAGGAGACTGCCGGGGATGCACCCGACAAGGCGCAGCAGCGCAACGAGCGGACGACAGGTGGCGCGGGTAAATCTCGCCCGGCGAGCGTGCCAGGTTCCGGCGCGTCAAGTCCGACGGCTGTGGCTGGATCAGGCTCGCGCGGCAGTGCGAACGAAATAGCCTCCTCCCTGGGTGCTGTCGGCAGTTCCGCCAAAGACTTTGCGAAGGCCGCGGCATCCGGCGACGTGATGGGCGCCATCCAATCCGGCCTGGCCGGCATGAATGCTGCCAGGGGTTTGGCGAGTGTCGCGAGGGCTATCCCGGGCGTTCAGTCACTTCCAATTGCACAATCAATTCCAGGCGTTGGTGCTGCATCTAGCTTACCGATGGCCGGAGATACCGCGGGAACGGCAGCGACGACGGCGGCCAGGATAGTGGCCGGGCGCGCGGCGTTTGGCGTTGGCGCGAGTGCGGTTCCTGGATCTGGCGCGGCGGCCGGTGCCGGCGCAGGGGCAGCCGGTGCCGGCGCAGGGGCAGCCGGTGCCGTCGCAGGGGCAGCCGGTGCCATAGCCGTCCCGGTTGGCCTAGCGTTGGCCTCTGTTGCTATTCCAACCATGATCGGCAACAAATACGCCGATTCTGTCAAAGATCGCTATGCCGAACTTTCGCCCGATGTGGCCGCGGCCACCGCGCAAGCGGAAGTGCGCCAGATTCTTGGAGACCTACGCCGCTCGCAACGAAACGGCGCGCGAGTCGCCGAGAATATCGAAGAGCGATCCAAGCTGTCTGAGGACTTGCAAGATATCGGATCGATATTATCCGGCCCGTTCATGGACATGGCCAACGACGCCATTTCGATTATTGGCAGCTTAGCGGATGTTGCCCGCCAAGGGTTGGAGTTTGCTCAACCGCTTATAACCGCCGCCGGAATAGTGATTGAGTCGCCTTTTCGTCTAGCGCGGATCGCGTGGCTATTAGAAAAACTGCGCGACGACAATGACAAGCCGTTCGACCTATTGGGATGGTTTGAAGCGCAACCGCACATCCATCCGCCCGAGTGGCCAACGCCGGCCGCCGGCGAAGCGCAACTCGATCCCAAAACTATCAAATTCGGCAATGTGCCCGGGTTGATCCTCTAACAAAAACGCAACATGGCAGGCATCGCTTCCGCAAACTTGGCCGGATCGACAATCACCTACAACGGGGTGCAGTTCGGCGGTGCGGACGCAGCCTATTCCAGTATGCCGCCCCAATACTACTGGAAGTCGGAATTCGTTTATGACGACGCGAACCGCGCGGTCATCTACGTTCGCTATACGTTGAGCGTCACCTGCGTTTTCTACGACACCGGCGAAGGCGGCTTGTCGGCCTCAATGGATGCGATGAAGGAGCGATTGAGCGCGCCAGGGAAGGAGCTGAAAATCGTCGGCATCGGGACCGGGTTCGGCACGATCATAAGCGATTTGAAGTATGGCCCCAAGCCGCTTGGATGCGAAGCTCGCCCACACGGTCAATTGGCGTGGGAGGTTGTCTGGAAGGTGCAGTTCCACGTCTCGGAATGTGCGACCGGCAACGCGCCGCCACTCACCTGGCTGGCCTGGAACTTCGCCCAAACTTGGACAAACGATTTCGAAGGTTTTTGTACACGGCGAATCTCCGGTTATGTCGAGATCGCTGGGCGGCGTGGTGGCGCGGGAGGCAAGCAGCCGGTTGCCATCGCGGACCAAGTGCGCGAGCGGATCAACATCGTTGTGCCGTTCGGTTTCAAGCGGATGGTGAACAACTGGGACGAATCCGCCGACAAGACGCGGTTGAACTTCACCGTGGTGGATCAACAATTGACCGGCGATGTTTACCCGGCCGGGGTGACGCTCGCACAGGGGCGGTTTTCGTTCGCTTCGCAGGGGCCGGGATTCGCCAAAGGCACCGCGAGGCTGTCGATGACGCTCAAAACGTCGCCGGAAGTAGGCAAGAGCCTAGCTGGCATCATCTTCATTCAGTCGGTGATGGCCAAGCAGGCGTTTATGAATGAGCGTCTGGCGAATTCCAAGGGGTTCGCGATTCCTCAATCGCTCGAAATCGAAAACGCGAAGTATGACGACGCGAGAATCACGACGGGTTCCGCCACCTGGCAGCTCACGAAGTGCCTCAACGCGATGTTGAACGCGGCCGGAATTTGGGAACCGCTCACGCCGGGCAATTATCAGACGTGGAAAACGTCGATTGAAAACCTGTGGCGCAACCGTGGGAATGCGGACATCGCGGCGCTGCCGAATGAAGACTTGATTATCGACGTCTGCGACAACGTATCGACGCGAACATTCGGCGACGCCTACTCCAAGCCGCCTACAACCAACGCGGCGGGAAATTTCGGGTTGGCATGTCCGCAGATTCCGCCTGATGGCGGCTGGATCGCCTATGACCTGGACGTTTACTTTCGCCGCACCGATGAGCAGAACTGGCACAAGCCAGCGTCAAGCTACAACCAGGGGCCGCCGGTCTCAAGTCCGGGCGATTCGCTAAGCCAGGGTGAAGGAATGCCGCTGGGCGGGCCATCATACCAGCAGAGCGCGAGCGACTACGAGACGACCGAGTATCACGGTTATCCCGAGTGGTTGGTGCTGTTGCAGTTCAAAGGGCTTCGCGCGCAGTACTTACCGGTTGTGCCGAACATTAAAACGATCGGCGGCAAGCCCGTGAAACTCATCAAACAGGAAATCATGCAGCCAAAAATTGCGTTTGACCTGTTTGAGTGCCCCGCGTGGTTCGTCCGCGCGTGGCGACTCTATCGGTTTAGCGGAAGCGTACAGGCCGTGTTTGGGCAGGGGAGTAAAGATAGTTGCGCGAAGCCGAACATTACCGATAACTACTAAGTCGATCACTAACGAAAAGGCGAGAAAGATGAGCGAAGAATCACCCACCCTGGCAGCATCGGTTGAACCAGGAACCGCACCAATTCCCACCACACCAGCCACAACCGCCGCGCGACAATACCGGCTGAACCTCTCCCCGCCGGCGTTCCTGCAAATAGCGGCACACTCGCCAGACGGCAACTCCCTGGAAGTCAACATCGACGTCTACGAAGCCCGCCGCATCCTCGAGCAAGCCGAACGCAACACCGATTCGGAGGCGAAGCGCTGGGCCATGGTGCTCGATTGGCTCGCGACGAAAACGGCCATTGCCCGCGAAAAGTGGAGCGAATCGCAGGCTATCGAATTCAACGACACGGTGAGCGAGATCGTCGCCACCCTCAACGATGAACGTAAAAAAAAAGCCGCGCAGATTGCATCCTCGCCCGCTGTTATCCCGGCCTCCCTTCCTGGGTGCTGTTAGACGAAGATTTGAAACAGGAGTGGCTCGACAACATCCCGGCCGCACTGCTCTATGAGGACAAGCTACGGCGCAGCCTGGAGCCGACCACCAAGGAAGGCGTTTATAATCGCGTGCTGGTGGAAACCGGGGATAAAGAAATCGCGGAAAAGGCGAAAGCCGAGTTTTGGATGGAAATGAAGTTGGCAAAGCTCGAAAGTGAGAAACGATGAAGGCTTCTGAAATCCTCGCCGCGCCGTTCAATTGGGTTAAAAGCCAATTTCCGAAGCTCAACAGCAGCCAGCAAAAGTTGCAGGCCGCGCTCGTCGGCCACGACCCGACCGCAGGCTATCAGGGACTTCCGAACTACCCCTACGCCACCATCGTAAACAGCATCCCGCCATATACGTTGTTCGATGGCAAGATGATGCTCGACACCGATCCGGTAGTTGAGTTTGGTCTGAACATCCGGAACGCCGCTTTATCGGTCGCGGAAGTTGAGATCACCGCCAAGAATGAGCAGGTGAAAAAGTGGCTCGACGATCAATGGCGGGTGATTTGGGAGTTGAATCGCGGCAAGATTCTGGCGACGAAGAAGTGGGGATTCAATGGGTTGCAGCCGACCTACAAAATGAATCCGGCTACCAGGATGATTGAGATCGAGGGGCTGAAGGATTTTGCGCCGGAGGACATGAAGGCGCTACGAAATAAGAAATCCGGCAACCCTTGTGGATTCAAGGTTCGCGGCCGTGAATTGTACGGCCCCCGCGCCTTGTGGCTGACGTTCAACGCGGAGTATGGCTCACCTTATGGCAAGGGTGTTCTGCGCCGCATGTGGCCGCCATGGTTCAAAAAGTGGATGCCTCATGGTGCGGAGAAACTGACGCAACTCCGCATGATTAAGGATGCGTACATCGGCGACATTTTCTGGTATCCGCCGAACATGAACCTGACGATCAACGGCCAAGAGGTGCCGTGGCGCGACGTGCTACGCCAGCAAGGTGAGAATCGGTTGAGTGGTGGCGCGCTCACCATGCCGATGCTGATCGACAACAACGGCAAGGATTTGACGCGATACACCCCGCCGCAACATATCCCCGGCGCGACGGACATTTTCCAGTGGCGCGAGAGCATCGACGAAGACATTCTTCGCGCGGCGGACATCCCGATTGAGGTGGTGAAGGCCAGCGAGACGGGGAGCGGGTATTCAGGGCGAAGCATCCCGTTCATGGTGCTGTTGTCGGTCTGCAATGAGGAGTTGACCTGTTACGTTCAAGCGATTGAGCAATTGCTTCGCGATGTAGCGTGGTTGAACTGGGGAAGCGATCCTGAATTTGAGTTGCGGCCGAAGAGTCTGGTGGAGAGTTTCGCGCAGGATGCGAGCGGGAGCCCGATGGGAGGTGGGGCGATTGGTGGGCAGCCGGGACAGGGAGGGAATGGGCAGCCAGGAGGGATGCAAGGCGGCGGCGCGATGACGGGAGCGATGCAGCCAGGGGGAAGGATGGCGGGTGGTGGACAACGATTCGCTGAAGGTGAAACCGAACCCACTATCCACCAATTCAGCAGCACGCAATTCAACCTTCCCGGCGAACTCGCTTTTCAACTTCGCCAAGTGGGTGACCGCATCAACTTCGATGACCTCGCAGAGGACGGCCGTGAACTCAACCCGCACATCACCGTCAAGTATGGCCTGCACACCAACGATGCGGAGGAAGTGCGGCGAGCAGTCCAAGACTCCGCGCCAATCGCGGTGACGTTCGGTAAGACTTCCACCTTCCCTGGCAGCGAGCACGACGTTGTAAAAATCGAAATCGAAAGCCAGGGACTTCGCGACCTCAATGCGGCAATCAGTGAAAAACTGCACTGCACTGACACCTATCCCGACTACAAGCCACATTGCACGATTGCCTACGTGAAGCCGGGCATGGGCGAGACTTACGCTGCCGCGCTGAACGATTTGCAGGGCAAGGTGGCGGTATTTGATCGGTTGATTTTCTCCGACAAGACGGGAACGCACACGTCGATTCCGCTGCTGGGGACTTCGACGAGGTTCGAAGAACCCGCCCCCTCCTCCCAAGACGACATCACCGCCATCGGCACGGCCGCCGCTCGTGCACGCATCCGCGCCGCCGCCGACGCGATCCGTGCGCTCCTCGACGACCCTCAAAAAAAAACGGCTGAATTAACCGATCCGTTCAACCCGCTCGGTACGTTCGATTCGTTCGCGCTCCTGACTGACATCGAAACCCTCATTGAATCCCTTTCGCGCGGCATTTCCTCCGACTTGCAAGCCTCCATGCTCGCTGGACAGCTTTCCGGCGCGGCTGAGGTGGCTGTCTCGGTTCCGCCTGCCTTGACGCCGCCCGCCGCGCCGGTTGGCCCTCCCGGCATTCCACCCGCGCCACCTACCCTGGCAGCACTCTTCCCAGACGAACCGCCGCCCGACCTCTTCTTCCCCGTTCTGGATGACGCGGTGCAAGTTCTGGAATCCTCCGAAGTGTTCACGTCGAACGACTACCGCCAAGTGGCCGAAGAAGTGCGGCGCGGGGCGTTTGGCATTACGTCCGACCTGGAAGCTAAAGCAGTGGCCGACGTCCGCGACATCCTTCAGGAGAACATCGCCAAGGGTGCGAACTTGGAGGAATTCACGGAAGCGGTTGTCGCGCGGTTGGAGGTGGAGGGGCCATTGTCGGAAGCCCACATCGAAACGATTTTTAGAACCAACGTGAATGCGGCATTCAGCAACGGCGCGAACAAGTCGCTAGAGCAGCCGATGGTGAGCGATGCTTTCCCGTATCGGGCGTACTTCGCCACGACTGACCAGCGGGTGCGGCCAGAACATGCGGCGATGGAACGGCACGGATTGAACGGGACGAACATCTACCGGGCCGACGATCCGACGTGGTTTAAGTTCCGTCCGCCGTTCGACTACAACTGCCGCTGCTCTTGGACGCCGGTATCGGTGGAGCAAGCTGCCAGGAGAGGCGTGCAAGAGGCGCAGGCGTGGTGGGAGCGGGCGCGAATGGTACGTGATGAACAGTTCAACGGAGAAGGCCGAATCGTGGAATATCTGAATCGGACTGCACCCAGCGAGCGGGAATGGGTCGCGCCGCCGCCGTTTGAGCCGTCGCCGGAGTTTGCTAGATTTACTGAGGATTTCGAACAGAAACATCCTCGCAACGAAGATGGTGAATTTGTGGAGAAAAACAAGGCAGTCAGCGCAGAAGCAAGGCGACTTGCGAATCAGAGAAACAAGCATAGTAAAGAAAAGTTCGCGGCTAAGGTTGCTCAATCCGCAAGGGAACTTGGCGTAACGCCAGAAGAGTTAATGGAAGCAATTGTCGGCAAAGGCAAGGAAGATGCCGACAAGAGAAACGCAATTAAAGCAGCCGCCGCAAAAAACATGGCCAAAGAACAGGCCGAAGATAAAGAGACCGAGGCAATTGTATCAGACGTTGAATCGCAACTTCTTTCTGCTGGCTGGAAGCTCGAATATAAGAGCGAATCGGGAAGTAAATACTATGTTGCTCCGAACGGGATCAAATTGCGGCTAAGCAATCATGTTGTGCCTCTTACTTCCGAGCGAATCGACACACGACAGGGCTCTCATCCCTGGGAGCACGATTGGGCTGTCGATTCACTTCGAGTTGCGAAAGGACTGAAAAACGACCTGCCCGCGATTATTGAATCAGGTAGGCCAAAAGCGGAAGAGTAACCCATGCCCTCATTCTCAACCACCATCACCATCGACGACACCATCCCCGTCATCCTCGCTGATCAATCGCGCGACGATGGAACCGCCGCCTGGAAGCGCGCCAACGCCATCTTCTGCCCGCTCGGGCCGATGGCGACTCGCGCCTTCCTCCTCGTCACGAAATCCGCCCTGGATGCGCTCACCTCCTCCTCGCAGCAAACTTCGGACAAATTTCACACCATCACCTGGAAGGAGTTTTACAAGGCCGACGACTTTGGAGGCGGTCCGGGCGTCGAAACTCGCCGCGACTTTCAGAAAATGTATCTGGTGAAGTCGCAGCGGCTTTTCAATGGCGGCAACAACGATAAGAACGCCTTGCACTTGGTGGAATTCTGCGACGCGCGCGGCATCGCGGCGGCGCATTCGTCCACCGGTGGCATCAACTACAACGTGCGATCCTACGCCGATGATACCGATTACCTGGATGGCACCGAGGGCCACACCTGGACAACGCTTTGCACGGCGCTATGGGATGCGTGCGGCGTGCTGGGAGCGTTCCCTGGCTTGCCCTATGCGCCCCACGGTGTGCCGGAGGATGCGCGGTTTAACGGCCTCAATGCCTGGTGGTCGCTTTGCGCGGTGCTAGAAAAACTCGATTGCGCCGTGGCCCACAATCCCCTGGCCGGCACGTATTCCATCGTCCGCCTGGGTGCAGAACAGACGATCGACGAACCGGCCAACCGGATCATTTGGAACGCGGAACCCCAAGACTTTCCGGCCACCGATATTCCGGAAACGGTGCGAGTGTTTTTCAATAACCATTACCGCAGCTATGGCCAAGAGCGCGATACGGAATTGGCCACGAATTGGAGTTATCTAGGGGCCGGTGCATCCACGGATGTTGCCACCGGCGATGCCACCGCGGTGGAAGGCACGGTGAAAGTGTTTTGGGATGATCTGTACCGGCAGCTTGACGAAAACAACACGCTTGTCAACGGGACCGCGATCACCGCTCGGGCCACGGAACGCAAAGACAATTGGCTGCAACGGCAGCGGACGGAGCGGCGCCACAAGATTTTTTATGGGGTCAACGCTTTATTTGTGGGTGCGCAGGTGCGCGCGGTGCTGTGGCGGAATTGGGGCGATCATCAGTCGAATGCGTTGGGCGGGACGGTGACAGAATACCTATGCCGGCCGGATTTAGTGCGCGATTTCGGCAACCAGGGTGGTGGCGATGGTGCCGTGGGGCCTTCCGCCTGGATGCAATTTGAAGAAAACGTGGCGTTTGAAAATTACACCGCTTCCGACTTGGCCCGCCATTCTTATCCGAACTACCCGCGCCTGCCGAACATCGTCCAAGTTTTCTACTCTGGCGATTCGGCCGGAGCGCCGGTGTCCGCCAATGCAGACGGCTTTCACCCCGGCAAGGTGCGGCGATGGGTCGCGAATAATCTCGTCACGCTCGAAGATTGCTGGATTCGGTTCGTCGATAACGACAGCGGCGACGTGCCTGCGATCAATGGCGCAAACTACGGGCCGGCGCGGCTGTCTGGCATGTCGACCAGCGACGGCCAGCGGTTGCCGGTTTACACGGTGCGGCGCGGTGCGATTGTCGTCTTCATCGAATTCACGCTGACGGCGAACATGACGGCCGGAAGTGCGACGGCGACGATCGATCAATGGTGGGGAACTAATCAACCGACCAGCCCAACAACGGTTCATGATCGGCAAGGGCTATTCACGCGAGCACTGACCGGCGCCAAGGGAATCGCGGTACTTGACACGAATGACAACTTATTCATCGTCTTGGAATGCCAGAGCAAGGCCGGCGCGGTCGCGATGACGCTTGCGGCCGACATGACGACGAATGAGGCGAATTCGACGGTCAACGATTTTTGGGGCAGCCAGCAGGATGTTCAAAACCCTGGCAGCAGTGTCATCGTTTACGACGCGCAGGGGTTGTTCAAGCGGGCGTTGGACGGCGCGAAGGGCGAAGCGATCTACGACGCCATCGACGATCGGTATCGGGTGGTGGAGTGTCAGAGTAAGGCGGGGTGGATTGCTGTAACACTTGACGAAAATGTTGGCGCGACGGCTGCCGGTGAAGCGGCTGTAACCATCGACGCTTTTCACGGCACACAACAGGACGTTCAAGACCCGGCGGCAGAATCGTTTGTTGCTTTCTCTCTGGAAGGAATTTCGGATGGTTTGGTGTCCGGTGACAAAACCGTCGCTCTCTATTCATCAGAGGAAGACAAGTATTATTTGCTCGGCAAGGCGGGAACTCCGCTATGGGGGCGCACCCAGGCGAATTGGGAGGAGAATACGGGTGACCCGCGCGTGAGCGTCAAGCTGGTTGCGAACCGAACATCGACAACAGTAATCGGCGATGCGTTCTACGTCTACCTGCCGCGACCGAACGGCCACGATCCGAACGTGTTGAGCGGGTACAACATTCCGTTCTTCTATGATGCGAATGGAGACGCGGTTTGCATCGGCGACTACATGGATCAGAAGGTGGGGACGGTGGTGTTGAGGGTCAACGAATCACCTCCTGGCGGCTGGGTGGCGATGGATGGAACAGCCAACACCTCTGGATCGTCAATTGATGCTCGTCGCCGATTTATTCGCGCACCAGGGGCGGACCTTGGAAGCGTTGGAGACGTGGGAGGTGACATTGACGACAATAGCACTTCGTTTAAGCATAACCACCTGATGCCTTGCCTTACGCCGTTCAATAGTTCCGGCGCTACTCTTTGTGGCAAGTCAGTCGCGGAATTCTTCGCCTATCTGCCGACCACTCAGGTCTACAACGAAGATGGCGGAACTGTTCAACTTGATACTGTGAACGGTGGCGTCAATTGGACCGGCCGCGAAGATCCGATGTACGTTCTCCTGACCCCATACGAGCGCATCAATAATGCTTCCTAAATCGCAGTGGTCGATCAAACCTAGCAGCACGTTTATTATCCGGTTTGCCTATCCGGATCGCGCCATTACCGACGAGGCCGCCGCCTGGTTGTATTATCGGTTCCCCTGGAAAAACATGGTGGCGGTGAATACTCGCGGCATCATTCCAGCGCGTAATCGTGCGGTGAAAAACATCATCCAAAAGCTGCCAGCGAAATATACCGACATCATCTTCATGGACCGCGATATGCGGCCATCCAGCCTGTCAGACCCGTTCCTTACCCTGCCTCACGACCTGGCCTGTTGCCGCTACAACACTGGCGACTATTCGAACGTGCATTGGCATCTGCCGAACGCCTTCCACCTTGGGCTTTGCAGAATTCGCAGGAAGGTTTTCGAGCGAATGACGAGCGGGCCGTGGTTCGATTTCGTCATGCGCAACGAAGGCTGCGATTTCGAAATGTGCGAATGCACCTACTTTCACATGAACGCCGAGAAGTTGGGGTTCACATCGGCCCATGCCGGTTGGTGCGATCATGAACCCAGCGGATCGTGGGGCCATTAGTCAGTTTCGACCCGGCGAATCTTCGGGCCGGTATAGTAGTCGTATACGGCTTTGTCGTATCCCATCCAGTAGCCGATGAGCAGACCGGTGGCGAAAAGAATTGTGCTGATGAGCGCCGCCGCCGTGACGCTGCATGTCCATGGCGCGCCAGGGATGCGGTGCGATGACGGCACCCGCGGCGATTCATACGGATTGGCGGCGGTGCAAGTTGTGGCGGCGTAGGTGGCTGTTGTGGCGTTCATCGCTCGTTATTCGCCGGAGTGGAGGAAATATCGGAAACCACCCTACACCCCAATGGGGGCGGAATCAAGCGGAATTTTCACCCGGCAACCGGGGCGGCATGGCCGGAATCGTCGCTCTCGCGAGGTAATGAGCCTCGAAAATCGCCCGCGAATTGGCCAAAAGGACGTGCCCCTGCCCTGGATGCAACTCATCGACCAGCGTCCCCGCCGTTTTTCTAAGCGTTTTGAAAGTCCCGCGAATCCCCGCCCATTTGACCAGCCGCCGGAATGTCGCACGGAAACTTTCTAGGCTGGATTCGAGCGGGAATAGCTCGCCCTCTGGAAGTTTGGCCAATAATTCAAGCGGGATCGACG